ACGAAGATCGGCGGCTTAGGCGGCAGTCTTTCTGGGCTTCTGTCTGGTGTGGGTTCCACATTGGGCGGAATTGCTGGTTCTGCCGGCTCCGCAATCGCAGGACTGTTCGGCTCGGTTGGCACGGCCGTATCTGGTCTGGCGGCAGGTGCGGGTACGGCTCTTGCAGGCGTAGCAAGCTCCGCAGGTGGTTTCCTCGCATCCGCAGGCACAGCACTTGCTGGTCTGGCGGGTCCTGCAGGTATCGCAGTGGCGGCCGTTGGCGGCATCGGTCTTGGACTGACCGCTCTCTGGAAAAACTGCGATGGCTTCCGGGAAGGAGTCACGAATATCTGGAACAAGGTCACTTCGGTATTCTCGAATGGAGTAAATGCCATCAAGAACGGTATCTCCAATGCGGCTTCTGCCATCGGCAACGTGGCATCGTCCATCTGGGGCGGTATCAAGAACGTGGCTTCCTCGGCAGTCAGCTGGGGCAAGGATATCGTTGGCGGTATTGCAGGAGGCATCAAGAAGGGTGTGAGCTGGGTCGGCAGTGCGGTCAAGAGTGTGGCAAGCGGTATCCGTTCGTTCCTGCACTTCTCTGTGCCGGATGAAGGACCTCTGGCAGATGCGGACACCTATATGCCAGACTTTATGAAGCTGCTTTCCGGCGGCATCAAGAAAGGCGAGGGCGGACTAATCAGCCAGATCAAGTCGATGGCAGCAAAGGTGCAGCAGGGTATGGAGGGCATCAGTTCCTTCAGTCTGCCGGAACTGACCCTGCCGCACTTCGATGGCTCTGGCTGGAACTTCCCGCAGGCGGCTCTGGCCGGAGGCGGTACCACCCGGACGACCAACCTTGGTGGCGTATATATCACGGTCAACGGCTACAATGCCCGGAACGATGATGAACTCGCACAGACCGTTGCCGATAAGATCAACGGCATGATCCACGAGGATGATTCGGTCTTCAAGTAAAGGAGGAGATGCGTATGGGCTATAACACCCCAAAGCAGACAGTATCACAGTTTCAGCTCAAAGGCAGATATGCCAGACAGTATCTGTCCTTTGCCGGGAAGTCCAGCAAGGACTTCCTTTTATATTTGTCTGGTCCCGGTGTGTATGATTCCCCGGCTGCGGATGTGGAGAGCACCTCCGTACCCGGCAGGAACGGGGACATCATCACCGAGAATGCAAGGACAGGCAGGCGCAGATATCAGAACGTGGATATCAAGTATAAGGCATTTTTCTTCAACGGTCTGCCTGCCAAGACCGCAGCGGTCAAGGCATGGCTGTTATCTCCGATCGGGTATCAGAAATTGCAGGACACCTACGACCCGGATTTCTTCCGGATGGCAGTCTGCAAGGATGCTCTGGAATTTGATGTGACAGCCCAGAAAGCCGCTGAGATGGAGCTGACATTCAACTGTAAGCCCCAGCGTTGGAGCGTGGATGGGCAGAGGGTGATCCGGTTGGATGGCAGATCAACTTTGAAGAACCCATTTGCATTTCCGGCGCAGCCTATCTTCAAGGTCTACGGAGATTCTGGCGGTGAGCTGTATGTGGGTGAGGAGAAGATCACCATCCACAGTATTAAGGACTACGTGTTTCTCAACTGTGAGACGCACAACGCCTACAATGCTTCCGGCTTCTGCAATGAGACCATTCTTTCGGATGACTTCCCGGAATTGCCGGAGGGAAAGACACAGATCACATGGACAGGCGGTATCACAGCGGTGGAGGTGACTCCACGCTGGTGGACGCTGTAAGAGGGAGGTGCAGCCAGTGATCCCATGTTTATATGATTCCAGAGAAATGAAATTTGACCATAACGGCATCGGAAAGCTGGCAGATGCACAGTCTTGTACCGTAACGGAAAAGAGAAACGGAAGCTATGAACTGAAGCTGGTCTGTCCGGCAGATGGCATCCATGCAGAGATGCTGGAGGAGGGGAATATCATCCTTGCCAAGCCATCCGATACCATGCAGTCTCAGCCGTTCCGCATCTACAAGATCACGACCCCTATTGATGGCAAGCTGGAAGTGCAGGCACGGCATATTTCCTACCAGCTCAACTTTATCACGGTATCACCATTTTCAGTGACCGGATGTGGCGGGGCAATGCAGGGGCTGAAAAGCCATGCGGCTTCCGACTGTCCGTTTAATGTCTGGACGGATGTGGAATCCAGTGCAACCTTTACGCTGGGAGTTCCATCCTCCTTCCGAAACTGCCTTGGAGGTATGGCCGGGTCAGTTCTGGATGTTTTTGGCGGTGAATTCGAGTGGGACCGGTATACAGTCAAGTTCCATAAGGCAAGAGGTGCCGACCATAACGTCCACATTATCTACGGTAAGAACCTGACGGATTTCAAGATGGAAAGATCCATCGAGAACACGATCACTGGTGTGCATCCGTACTGGGTGGATAATGAAACCCAGGCGGTCATGGAACTGCCGGAGAAGGTGGTGCTGCAAAGCAAACGGTCGATCCCCTACCAGAAGGTCACCGTGCTGGACTGTACCAGCAATTTTCAGGAAAAGCCGAGTGAGACGGCACTCCGGGAATACGCACAGAACTATATCGACACCACGGACTTAACAGAGCCGGAGATCGATATCAAGATCGACTTTTTACAGCTCTGGAATACACCGGGGTATGAGGACATCGTGGAAGCAGAGCGTGTTTCCCTTTGCGATACGGTCCATGTGTTTATCTCAAAGCTGGGAATTGAAGTCAGTTCCAAAGTCACCGAAACCGAGTATGATGCGCTACTGGAACGCTATAACAGCATCACGCTGTCAAACTCCACGGTCAGCAGCCGAAATTCTTCTCTGACAGGTTCGCTCAACAGCATCCGGAATACAGCGACGATTGCCTATGATACGGCAGTCCGTGCGGAAACGGCAGTGGGAGAGCAGGTCGGTGGGATCACAGCATCTATCATTTATGACGGTGCGCTTTTTGCTGCGCTGTTTGGCCTTCATTATAAAAATGAAACTGACAATAAGGGAAATACGACCCGGTATGCATTCAATGCGGCGACTTTGAAACAGTCAACGGTCGCATGGAAGAACAGCTCTGCCGGGTTGTTTGTATCCACGGATGGCGGTAAGACGTGGGGCTATGGCTGGGAGGAGGATGACACTGCAGTCAGGACAGCGATCCTGCTGGAACAGACCCTCAAAGAACTGGATGACCGCTATAAGAAAGCCACGGAGCTTTCCGAGGAGCTGCTGAAGGAACTGGATGAGCGGTACAAAACAGCGACCGCCATTTCTGCCGAGCTTCAGAAAACGCTCGATCAGCGGTACGAAACAGCAAAAAAGCTGTCCAAGGATTTATATGAGGAACTGGATAAGCGGTATGGCACTCTTACGGAAATCTCGGAAGATCTGCAAAAGGAGTTGGACGAGAGATACAGTGTGGCGAAGAAGCTGTCGGAAGAGGTCGAAAAAGAACTGGATGAAAAGTACCAGCCGAGTGTCCCGGTATCGGAAACCGCACCGGAAGCCCCGGTAGCAGATACGCTCTGGGTCGATAAGAAGAACCTGCAGTTAATGCTCTGGGATGGAGAACAGTGGCAGACCATCGGCTATGAGCCGGAACAGCCAACGGAACCGACCACACCGACGGAACCGGAAAAGCCGGAGCCGGAGAACCCGGACACCGAAGGAAAAGATAATGGGAACAAAGAAGAAACAGATGATAAGAAGACCGATCAGGAAGGAGGGGGCGCGTAATGGTCACAAGCATTTGTCAGGAAGTGGAGCTGTCGCTGACGGAGAACCTGATCCCGGTGACAGTTCCGGTTAAGCAGTATGACAACAAAGCACGGAAAGTTCGCTGTGTTTTGTATAACAACTCGGTGCAGTATTTCGTGCCACAGGACTGCATCGTTGCCTGTTCCGGTACCAGACCGGACGGTACGATCTTTCACTACACCAGCGAAACAGCATCCGACCTTGTGTTTGTTGAAAATGGGGCGGTCGTCTTTACGATCACGACCTTCATGACCGCACAGGCCGGGCGGTTTCCGCTGGATGTTGTTATGCTCAGCACAGCGGGGGATGTCCTTGGTTCGTTCTCCCTCACATTGAAGGTGGAGCGGGCGGCCATCAACAACGGCAAGATCGCCACCTATACCTACGCGGGTGTGGTGGAAGCTATCCGTAAAGGTCTGCTGGAAGTGTATATCACGGATGATGGCTATTTTGCCGTTGTGTCGGAGGATGGACTCGGCTTCAGTGACAAGTCGGAATCCAGCACCATCCAGAAATTCATTGAAAATCTTTTGAACTGTACGGTTACGGATGACGGCTATCTTGCTTTCACCACTGAAGACGGTCTGAAGCTCATCTTTTCAATGGACGGTGACGGACGGCTGATCGTAGAGTTTGCAAACGGCTGATAGAGCCGGGAAAGGGGAAAATATGTCGGAATATATCGGCAACCGAATCGTCCCTCGCCATGATGGTGTCTGGGACAAAGCAAAAGAATATGAACCTCTTACCATTGTGTATGAGGAATCCACAGGCGACAGCTATATGAGCCGGAAACCTGTGCCGGCCGGAACGCTTCTATCACAGGAGGAATACTGGGCGATGTGTTCCCGGTTCTCGGAGCAGATGGCTCTGTACCGTCAGAATACGGCAGAAGAAGTGGAGCAGTTCCGCAAGGATACTGCGGCAGATGTAGAGCAGCTTCGTACAGATACTGCATCAGATGTGGCGGTCCTGCGCAAGATGACCGCGCAGGATGTGGCGGATATCACCCAGAAGGTCGATGCCGCAAATAGTGCGGTTGCGGCCAGTAAGTCCGAGATGGATAAGACTGCGGAAATGCTGAAAGCCCAGATCAATGCCAATGTCAAGGCATCTACGGACAAGAATGCCAACTATGCACAGGAGCTGGTAGATGCCCGTGTGGATGATGAGGGGAAGACTTATCCCACAGCCGGTGACAATATCCGTGCGGTCGGCAGGGTGCGTTCCATGCAGAATATCATGAAGAACTGGGTGATCAAAAATGGTTACGCAAACCAGAACGGCAACCTTGTAGCTTCGGAAAGCTGGCGCGTGGCGCACATGGTCCCGGTCAGCGGTGATGCGATTCTGGTGGACGGTCAGTTCGGCTATATGAGCGGCCGGAATGACTATAACAACGTGGTCTGCTATGACATGGACCGTAAGTTCCTCGGTGGCTGTTTCCGGGCAGAGAGCGGCAAGGTCTATGACAACTATGTGATCACACTGCTTCCGAATACCCGTTTCATCTCTGTCACCACCAATGAAAAGCTGTTCTCGAAGCTCTCGGTGTACCTCTATGACAACATGCTCCCGATGAGATTGCTGTCAAATTACGCAACAGGCTGGCAGTGGATGAACGGCAGCGTGGATATCAGGTTCACGGGCAGCAAGGTGACAGTCACATTCCCGGAGGGAAAGAGTGTGTATGTCTGCCGCCGTACAAATGGTATACAGTACGAGCAGACGAAACTGGTGGCGGAAAACAGTACCTCGTTTGACTTTGCAGTAGTGGGAAAATGGTGGGCGATCTACTATGATGGTGCGGAAGCATCCGCAAACGAGACGGGAGAAAAGACAGAAGTCCCTGTCATTAAGGTGGAAAATACAAGCGGCGATAGCTGGGGCGATCTATTCACAAAGGGCCGCTTTGTGTTTGCGGTCTTTTTTGACTGGAATGTGGTATACGCAGCTCCTTCGAGCAGCGGTACAGTCATCAATGGGATCGATTATGGCAATCCAGCCAAGATTGCGAATACTGCGATGACCTGGCACAAGTACCGTTCAGCAAAGATGTTCCTCGCTACAGGCCAGTTTGCGATCGATACGGTCAACCGCACCATTCAGGTCACGAAACGTATCCTGGCGGTTGTCGATAACGGTGCTTACTACTGGATCAGTGCTAGTGAGGAGCCGGTACCGATGTTGGATAGCACGGAAGCAGAAAAGCATCACATGCTGATCCTTGCCTATGACTCGTCCATAGATCAGATCAATCTTTACAACACTGCACAGTTCCGAGCATTGGGAGTAAACGGCTACTATATCGCTGCATGGTATGAAAACCATTTCTGGTATCCGCACATGAGCTCATCTTTCAGCATTGTACTGGATGGCACAACTTATAAGGCTGGTGAGCTTTTCGATGAAGAACGGCGTGATTCCTATATCGAAAAGAAGTATGAGGACCGCTTTCAGCAGCTCCGCACGGATCTTGCCGGTAAGGATTCCCGCCATATGTATCTGGCAAGCGGCGGTATTACCATTGACCAGGATGCCGGTACGATCCAGGTCAGTACCAAGTGTCTGGGTGTTCCGGATACGTTCCACTATGAGTGGATCATGGCAGGCGATCCGGTAGAGATGGCATTTAACACACCCAGCTCGACATTTGGTATGCCGATGCGCATCCTCGCTTATGATGCCGGTACGAAAACCATCAATCTGTACGACACCAGCCTGTTCCGAAAGCTGGGTACGAATGGTTTCTATATTGCATCCTGGTATCAGAGCAAGCTGTATAATCCGCACATTCACCCGGATGTGAAGTTCATTGTGGGCGGTAAGGAATACAAAGCGGGTGATCTCTTCGCAGATAACGCGGCATCTTTCATCCCGAAGCGTATCACGGATTATGTGCAGAAAGCCATTACTCCGGCTGTAGAGGATGACATCGTGACCCCGTCCCACTGGGACTGCATGGAGGGACGCCAGCTTTCCATCTTCTTTGACTGTCTTTCCCGCCACGATGGCAAGGAAAATCTGTATGTGCTCGCCAGAGGCACGAATGCACCGAGCCTGACCCGGAACGAGTACTGCATGAACTACACGCCGACGAAGGACAGTACGGATTTTGCACTGACCGTCCGCCGTCTGGATGAAGATGACTGCCATACGGTATCGTCCAAACCTGTCCAGGTCAGGGTCCACCATAAGCTGAAGGACAAGCTCACGAAGAATATCTGCATCTGTGGAGACTCTCTCGTGGACAATGGTTCTGTGGCAACGGAAGTGTACCGTCTGCTGGCAGAGGATAATGACTGCGTGATCCACCAGCTGGGAACGAGAGGACCGTCTGGCGGCAAGCACGAAGGACGCGGCAGCTGGACCTTTGCCCGGTATCTGGCAGATACGGATTACGCCGGCAAAACGAATGCGTTCTGGGACAAGATCAAAGGCCGTCTGGATTTCCAGAAATACTGCGAGACCAACGGCTATGAGGGCATCGATTACTTCCTGATCGCACTTGGCACCAATGATGTGTCACAGGGCACTACACTGTACCGCACGGAAGCAGAGGTGCAGAAGTTCGTGGATCAAGCGAAGCAGTTCATCGATGCGCTGCTGGATAAGGAAACGGGCTTCCCGAACTGCAAGATCGGTATCGGTCTTTGTGGTCCCGGCTCGGATTATTCTTATCAGTGCGGTTCCAGCATGGGTATCTTCCATATGAGTATCAACACGCTGAACCTTGCACTGATCAAGGCATTTGATGCTGGCAAGTATCGCAAAAACGTGACCTGTTTTGCCCACGGTCTTCGCACGGACCGCCGTCTGGCATTTCCGTATTCGGATAAGCCGGTGACGAACCGATTCACGGAAACCAGCCGGACGCTGACCAACAGCATCCACCCGTCCGGAAGAGGCTATCAGGCATGGGCAGACGGCTATTACTGCCAGATCCGTGCATGGCTGACAGAAGACAGCAAATAAATTTCCACTGTCCCTGACAGACATACCTCCCAAATGCCTGTGAAACGGTGTTCATTATAGAAGGAGTATACACAAGGCGGCATTGACCGTCTATTTTTATGCCCAAATGGGCAGGAAAGGACAAGATTATGCAGAATGTGATCGACAAGATTGAATGGATGTTCGCAGGTCTGGGTGGTTTCCTGGGCTGGTTCTTTGGCGGGTTTGACGGCTTCCTGTATGCACTGGTGGTGTTCGTGGTCTGTGACTACTTCACCGGGGTGCTGGCGGCAGCCATCAAGCATGAGCTTTCTTCTGAAGTTGGCTTTAAGGGCATCGCCAAAAAGGTGTGCATCTTTGTGCTGGTTGGAATCGCCAACATCATTGACACACAGATCCTCCAGAATGGAGCCGCCATCCGTACAGCAGTGGTGTTCTTTTATTTGGCGAATGAAGGCCTGAGCTGCCTCGAAAACGCAGCAGTCATCGGTCTTCCTGTGCCGGAGAAGCTCAAGGAGATGCTGGCACAGCTGAAGGCAGAAAAAGAGAATAAGGACGATTGATCGATGGGGAGAGGTGTAACAGCCTCTCCCTCAAATTTTAGGAGGAATGAACCATGAGTAAGAAAGAGTATCCCGCAAAACTGACGACCGGTTATTACCGTGTGCGAGAAGTCTGGGAAGATGAGGCATCCCAGTTTGGCGCGTACCGTCTGCTGGCGAATGCAAAAGCCAAGTGCGATGAGAACCCCGGCAGCCGAGTGTTCGACAATGACGGCAACGTGATCTATCCGGAAGAGGCTGTCCCGGATACCGGCGCAGATGAGAGTGAGGAGAAAGCAGTCGTGGACGATATCCCGGAAGATAAGCCGGAAACCACAACCCCTGTGGAAGATACCCCGGCGGAAAAGGAAGCAGAGGATGAAGTTGATAAGAATGAGGAGTCCGCTGTGGATGAGAATGAGTTCCCGACTGCGGAGGAGCTTCCGGCGACCATTGCCTACGGCAAGCTCAAGACCCTTATGAACATCCGCAAAAAGCCGAGTCTGGATGCAGAGGTCGTAGCGGTCTACAAGAAGAATGCCCTTGTGGAAGTCGTGCAGTTCTGTGATGGCTGGCTGAAGATCAAATGTGCCGAAGCAGAGGACGGTGTGGCATATGTCCTGAACAGTGCGGATACCTATGCGTTCACAGCTGGCAGGATCTATACCGTTGTTCCCGGTGATAATCTCTGGAAGATCGCAGATAAGGAACTGGGAAGCGGCAGCCGCTGTGCAGATATCCGTGTGCTGAATGGGCTGACTTCCAACGCCATCCGGGTCGGCATGAAACTGCTGATCCCGTAACAACAGAATAACCACAGCACGAGGTTCAGAGTGATCTGGGCCTCAACTTTTTAGCAGGAGGAAATCATTATGGGATATACCAATAGTCCACTCGTTGTTTACACCAAGCTCTCCCCGAACCATTCCGGGCAGAGGACACACAGTATCGACCGCATCACACCGCATTGTGTGGTCGGTCAGCTTTCTGCGGAGAGCATCTGCGGCTGCTTTACCAGCACGAGACGTCAGGCAAGCTGCAACTACGGCATCGGTACGGATGGGCGGGTGTCACTTTGTGTCGAGGAAAAGAACCGCAGCTGGTGTTCGTCCAGCAATGCCAATGACCAGAGGGCTGTCACCATCGAGTGCGCCAGCGACATGAATGAGCCGTATGCCATGAACAGTGCCGTATATGACTCTCTCGTCAAGCTCTGCATCGATATCTGCAAGCGTAACGGGAAGAAGAAGCTCCTGTGGCTGGGTGATAAAAATAAGACACTCAACTATGTTCCGGCGGCAGATGAAATGGTGCTGACTGTTCACCGCTGGTTTGCCAACAAAAGCTGCCCTGGAAACTGGCTGTATGCCCGCCTGGGTGATCTGGCCGCAAGGGTAACTGTAGCACTGGGCGGTTTATCCTCATCCGGCATGCAGGCTTCTTCGCTCAAGAATCTCTCGGAAGCAGAAGCCGTGGCAAAGATCGGTCCGCTGTTTACTGCGAACCAGAAAACCACGGGCATCCTTGCCTGCGTGTCGATGGCACAGTTCATTCTGGAATCCGGCTACGGCAAATCTGAGCTGGCACAGAATGCCAATAACTGCTTCGGCATGAAGACTTCGCTTTCCGGGAACAGCTGGAGCGGCAGCAGTTGGGATGGCAAGTCCGTCTATACCAAGAAAACGCAGGAGCAGAACGATGACGGTTCGATGGTCACGATCACCGCTGACTTCCGTAAGTACGCCTGTGTGGAAGACTCCATTGCCGACCATGCGGCATATCTGCTCGGTGCGATGAACGGCAGCAGGAAACGCTACGAGGGTCTGGCAGGCTGCACTGATTACAAGAAAGCGGCACAGATCATCAAGGATGGTGGCTATGCTACCAGTCACACCTATGTGCAGGATCTCTGCAATATCATCGAGCGTTGGAACCTGACGCAGTACAATGCGGCTGCTGGAAGCACCACCATTTCCGGCTGGTACCGTGTCCGTAAGAGCTGGCAGAATGCCGCTTCCCAGAAAGGTGCGTTCCACGACCTCACCTATGCAAAGCAGTGCGCGGATAAGAATCCGGGCTATTATGTTTTTGACCCGGCGGGTAAGGCCGTCTACCCGGAACCGAAGTCTTCAGTCCCGTACACTGTGCGTGTATCCATTAAAGACCTCAACATCCGCAAGGGACCGGGCACGAATTACGGTAAGACCGGTTATTACACCGGAAAGGGCGTGTTTACCATCGTGGCAGAAGCTGCCGGTGCTGGTTCTGCAAAGGGCTGGGGCAAGCTGAAATCCGGTGCAGGCTGGATCGCACTTGACTTTGCATCCCGTATCTAAAAACAGTCCCCGTCCTTACAGGGCGGGGCGTACATAAACATTATTGCGAGGTGAATTAGCTGAATGTTAAAGAATATGAAAAAAGACACAGAACCAGGTGTGGGCTGTGCCTTTCAAAATGGGCTATTCCTGTCCGGTTAGCCGATCATATAAGATAACAGTTTCAGATGTTGAAACGCAAATCCGTTCTTTTTTCAGGATTGTTCGTGGGCGCTGGTTCTCACGGTAATCTCGGTCTGTTTGTGTAAAAGCAGAGCAGCAAACAAAATCACAAACGGAAATGTCACCTGATGAAGTTGATCGGATGATAAAGATAAAATCAATTGGCGGTGTAGCTTTAGAAATCAGGTAATCAGCTTGTATTTGGGTGCTGAAGGAATAAAAACGCGGCATGTAGGAATGGAGGATAAAGTCCTGTTCAATTGTTTGCTTTAAGCGAACCAATGCTTCCAGGCGGGGCTTTACACTTTCCTGATATTGAGAGCCTTTTTCGATCTGAGAAAGCATGATTTTTTTACGCAGGATCATGTCAAGCGTTTTTGACCGGTTGAATCGTGGCAGACTGACATCAGTCAAATATTGAAAACCTGCAAGATGCGGAAATCGCTCAGGTGGGAAAGCGAGAGTGATGGTATGAAGCTGCTTTTTGTAGCCATATGTAAAAACGTAATTGAACTGCATTAGTTCTTTCCACGTTAATGCCGCTTCATATAGTATATCGGTACTCATGCCATCATCTCCTTTGCCAAAAAATAAGAGCCCTGCCGTAGCAAGGCTCTCATTAAGCGTTTTTGTTCGATTCAAAGAATCTATTCGGCTTGTGGTTGTCGCATAACCCACGGGCAGGCTCCACAATCGGCTGAAACCGAACCAGTCCACTGCTTCAACGCCACGATAGCTGGTCAATGCCGCTATCCTCTAAGTTCATTATAACACAAAATAACCAGAACACAAGTACTCTGGAATAATTTGTGGCGTGTGAACTATCACGCTCAGTATTAGTATATGCGGAATCGGAAAAATCGCAACTGGAAAAAGAAACAAAATAAAAATAAAAATCGTGCAGATAAGACAATAATCTCCCAGATTATTCTCCGTCTTTCTGCGCCGAAATTACTTGATAATATCACGAAACAGAGGGAATATGTGACTGCCCAAAGAGAAGAAAACGGGCAGGAAAGGAGCGAAAACTATGAGTACTGGTACGGATTTCCTTGCAAATCTGCAGAAAAAGACTGTGAAGAATACAGTACAGCAGAAACAGCAGAAGAGAGTAAATGCATCTGCTGTGGATGTCTCGGTTTTACTGGAAGCCGCTCTTGGGAAAAAGAAACCTGTGGAAGCTGTGGCAGATGTTCGTCAAAGTACGGATGCTGCCACAGCTTCTTTTTTACCACTGGCTGATACGCACCAGGGCAGGTCTACTCAACAAAAACCCAAAAACGCATCAGATAAAAAACAGACACCCCAAAAATCAAAAGACATCGTGGACGCCGGTATCACAGCTCTTATCCAGAAAGCTCTGGATGCCAAAAAGGTCATGGCAGAGCCGGACATTGTAGAACGGCTGCAGAGCAGTATGGAGAGTGAGTTTACGAAGCTCTTCACACCGGAAGAACCGCAGGATAACAAGTTCGTTTCGACGGCGACCTTCCGGGCTACCAAAAAGAAAGCCGGAACCCTTAATGTGGCAGCTTACATCCGCGTTTCTACGGACATGAGCGACCAGGAGAACTCCTATGAAACGCAGGAAAAATACTTTAACCAGCTGATTGAAAATAATCCGGCATGGAATGCAGTCGGTGTGTACTCCGATTACGGCATCTCCGGCACTTCCAAGGAAAAGAGAACCGGATTCCGCCGACTGATGCGCCATTGTAAGGACGGGAAGATCGACCGCATTGTGTGCAAGTCCATATCACGATTTGCCCGAAACACGGCTGACTTTATGAGTGCACTGGATGTCCTGCATGACTGCGGGGTAACGATTCTGTTCGAGAAAGAAAATCTGGATACGGCAGACCCGACCAGCGACTTCATCCTTACGACACTGGCAGCCATTGCACAGGAAGAAAGCCGCAGCATTTCCAGCAACATCCGGCTGGGGCAGAAGATGCGCTTTCCGAAGGGGGATGTTCCAAACAAGATCATGTACGGATACCGCTACAATGGGAAGATGGTTACCTCCGAGAGCGGATATGAGTATAAAGATATTGAGATCGTTGAGGAAGAAGCCAGGGTCGTCCGGCGCATTTTCCATGAAGTCGTGGAAGGGAAAGCCTATACGGAGATTGCAAGGGGACTGAACATGGACAAGATTCCGGCTCCTGTCACCGACGCAGTGAGAGTAAGAAAGAAAAAATCCAAGAAAGGGCAGTTAAACAGTGATCTGCTGGATGGATGGACAGGCGGAAATATCACGCGGATCGTCCGTGCCGAGCGGTACATGGGTGCAGTCCTTATCCAGAAGAAGTTCACATCGGATTACCTGACACATGAAGTCCGGGACAACAAAGGCGAAGTCCCTCAGTATTTTGTCCGGAACCATCATCCGGCAATCGTTGACGAGGACCTGTTTGAAAAGGCACAGGAAGTCGTAAAAGTAAACAGCGATTTATATAACAGGACAAGATCCGGCAAGAAGCCGAGAGCGTTTTCCCAAAGACTAATCTGCGGGGAGTGCGGCCGCTTTTTCCATGTGACAAACGGAAATGGGAACTATCCCATCTGGCGGTGCCCGACGAGCAGCCGGACGACAGGAAACCGTATCTGCCATGCAGAAAAAGTATACGAGGAACAGGTTGTCCGAGCCTTCCGTAAAGCAGTTCTGGAGCGGTTCCGGCTGACGCTTAAGCCCATCCATGACAACGTGGCTGTGGCAGACATCATGAGCGGCCGGTTCAAAGAGCAGTATGACAACTTCACCCCGGAAGCAGATTCTTTTGTAAGCCAGATGCTTGCACGGCTGGAGAGCATTCAGAAGCTGGATTTTATGGAACGCGACCGTGCTTTTTATAAAAAGCAGATAGCGGCCGCACACACCAGTGTGGAAAGCACCAGTAAGAAGATCCGGCTCCTGAAAAGTCAGGTGGATGTGATGCAGACCCGTCTGGAACTTCTCGGTGACGAGATGATCGACCCTGCTTCTATTGAGGAGAAGAAAAAGCTCATTGAGAAACTGGAGTGTGATATTCAGAAGGACACGGACACTGAGCAGAAACTGACCGAACAGCTCGACTATATGGAAGACTACTGGGAAGAACTGGAGGGCGATTATGAACGAAGGGAAAAGGCAATCGGGTGGATGAAGAGCCTCCCGGCGGGGCGGGATGGTACGGTGGCCTTTCTGAATGAAGTGACCGAAGAACACTGCAAGGCATTCCTCCTCTCCATCACGATCCATTCACCGCTGAAGTTTACGGTCCACTGGTTCGATGACACCAAGACCGAGGTAGAGATGGATTCCAATATTGAAGATTACCGCAATACCGCAAGCTATTATGACGGGCATACGATGCGCGACGGCAGCCAGCGGAAGAGGCATGTAAGATAAGACCAGTTGCAAGGCTGGAAGAAAGGAGCAGATTATGACAAGACAAAAAGTGGATGTGATCCCCGCCAGTGTGCGCTCGGTACAGAACGGCGGGCAGCTGAAAAGCCAGACCAACATCCGTGTGGCGGCTTACTGCCGTGTTTCCACCGGCGATGAGAGCCAGCAGACTTCCTACACGACACAGAAAGCATTCTACAAAGACCTCATCACCCGGAAGCCCGGCTGGATCTTTGCCGGCATCTACGCGGATGAAGCAAAATCTGGTACCAACCGGGAGCATCGAGAGGAATTCAACCGCATGATAAAAGATGCGATGGATGGAAAGCTGGACTACATCGTTACAAAGTCCATTTCCCGATTCGCACGAAACACCATCGACTCCCTGACCTGTACCCGTGAGCTTCGGCAGCTGAAGCCGCCCGTGGGTATCTATTTCGAGAAAGAGAATATCGACACGCTGGATGCCAAAGGTGAGCTGATCCTGACGATCCTTTCTGCACTGGCACAAGATGAGAGCCGTTCCATTTCCGATAACATCCGCTGGAGCATTCAGAAGAAGTTCCAGTCTGGTGTCCCGCATATCAATCTGAAACGGATGCTGGGGTATGAGCTTGGGGCAAATAAGCAGTGGGTCATCGCGCCGGAGCAGGCAGAGATCATCCGGTACATTTTTGACCGCTTCGTGAAAGGCCAGACGGCGAATAAGATCGCTCAGGAGCTGAACCAGATGGAAAAGTTCACGGTCAATGGAAAGAAGTGGAGTGCCAGCTCGATCCTGATCGTCCTGCGGAATGAGAAGTATGTGGGCGATATCGAGATGCAGAAGACCATCACCAAAGACTTCCTTACCCACCGTTCAAGCATTAACAAGGGCGAAGCACCCCGCTACTATGTGAAGAACCATCATGTGGGTATCATCGACCGTGTGACTTGGGACAAAGTGCAGACCATGCTGTTCGAGAAGCCGAGGGCAGACATGACGAAAGGCCCCGGCAAGAAAAAGGTAAAGAGCATTAAGGGTTCTCCGTTTGGAAACCTGCGCTGCGGTGCGATCCTGGAGAATGGGCCGGATGCCGGAAAACCCTGCGGGGAAGGATTCTTCCGTACAACCTACACGGGTGTGGCAAATGGTTACAGCGATGAGCGGAGTCTTAAGGCGACTGGTGAGGATACCGGAGAGTATCTGGAAAAATACACTTATTCGTATCCCGTTTGGCGGTGCAAGCGTAAGGTCGGGGAGCGGGACGGTGAGCCGCCGAAGAACGGTTCTCCCGACCAGAAAGCGTATTGCCGGAGCAAGAAAGGCTGCATGTCGGATGAGGAAAAGGAAGCTGCAAACAAGCGCTGCCCCTCAGAACGCTACCATGAGTGTGCGCTGGAGCAGAGTTTCATGGAACTGCTCTACAGCATGAAGCGTGATTTTGAACAACACGGAGATGCCTCCATGATCGTGACGATGTTTGACAATGCCTATGAGCAGGCTGTCCGGCTGGCGAATAACAACAGCATCTCGGTGCAGAGGATGGCAACGGTGGAAAATCAGATCAAGGAGATGGAAGAACGCCTGCAGGATGCCATCAGTCATCAGGTGGCGGCGCTTCGGGAAGCTGCACTGGAACAGAATGTGGAACTGAATGAAGCCCTTTCCAACGGGGAGGTGACTATTGACGACATCGACCTGGACATCCGAAGCGGACTGACACCAGGAAGCATCGGAGTGAGCTTCTATGGGACAGAAACGGAGGAAGGCTCGGAAGCCCAGATTTATACAGAGCTTGTGAACGACCTGCAGGAACGGCTGAAAACACTCCAACAGGAACGGCAGACGATAGAGGAAGAACAGGGCGTGCTGGCGATCATGAAAAAGAACTTTGAATATTTCCTTGCCTGCCTGAAAGAACTGCCGGATACCAATGCAGGCGGAATGCCGTTAAGAGTCAACGGCCTGGATGTACAGGGAAGTCTTCTGAGAGATGTAGACGGCAAGCCCATCGAGGGCCGGGTGTCTGCCGTGACCAGGGGCAGGCTCAAGCTGACTCCTGAGCGGATCGCAGAAGCACCAGATATGCTCCACTTTGAAAAAGGCATCTACTGTGCTTTTGTTGAGAGCGGAGTACTGCAGGGGGATGTGGCAACCTATAAGACAAACTTCGGTGTGACACTGACCTCAAAGGGCAACCGCAGAACGCTTGACAGCTTCATGGGCTATAAGCGGAGTGACATGGACGGCAATGTGGTCTATGTGGACGCTCCTTATAAGGTGTACGGATTCAGCATTCAGTACCGCAGATACCTGACAACTGCAGCGAAGCGCGAGAGGGAAGAAGCGGTGTGATAGAAGGAGATAGGACCCTGCCAGGTATGGCTTTTGTGGCTGCATCTGGCAGGGCTTTTTTTTGTTTTTTAGGTTTTATTGTGCTGCTATTTTGCCTGCTTTTTTGTCTTGTCTTTTTTACCCGTAAGGATTGCTATGTGCAGAGTCCTGTTATATGTTGTGGGTGGCGAGAAATACACATACGACAGAAAATACACATAGCGAGGAGTGTTTGAAATGAAAGATGTAGCTGGGATGCTGGCAGAGAAATATGGTGCAACAGCTGAGGAGATTGTGGCGGCCGGTGCTATGAAATTATATCTCCAGAGCATGGAGCCGGCAGAGGCACTGAGAAAGGTGAGGGCTGTGTATGAGCCAAAAGTGATCCGGCTTGACAGTGGCGAAGGCGTGCCGGTACAAAGCAATATTGATGGTGCAAAGTACGCTGCGTTCATCGATGAGTCTGCGGTGTTTGCGGATCAGAAGATGAGAGAGCGTGGGGATGCACTGGCAGACATGGTTATGGAAAAGTTGAAAGCCGTGGATGGAAAATGCCTGATCGAGTGTGCCAGCGTGGAGTTCATGAGTTTTATCGAGGATGTATATAGGAGTTTGCATCGGCGTGAATATTAATGAAAAAATTTACAGGTGATCATTTCCAAGGCGTTGATGGGGTTGATTATTTTTTTAGAAGAGCATGACCGCTTGAAATAAGCGTGCTTTGATGGTAAGATATTGATGGGGAGATTTATTCTTCACAACCTGAAAGAGGGTGATATCCGATGAATAAGTGTAGAGATTTGGATTTCGAGCGAAAGCATGAAGAAGATCTTCAAAGATTGCGAGGTTTTAGGCTTTTGGATGATGATTTCATGAGCAAAGTCTTTGAAGATATAAAGTGTGCAGAATTTTTGTTGCAGATTATTCTGAATCGAGACGATCTGAAAGTGAAAAAATCCAATAGCCAGTATAGCGTTAAAAATTTACAGGGAAAATCTGTGCGGTTGGATATTCTTGCAGTGGATAGGGAAAACCGTGTATACAATATTGAAATTCAGCGAAATGATAAAGGTGCTGGTGTTAAGCGAGCTAGGTATAACAGCGGTATAATCGATGCGAATGTTACTGAACCAGGCGAGCAGTATGAATACCTGAATGAAACTTATGTGATTTTCATCACAGAGAATGATGTTCTTAAAAGAGGACTTCCGATATATCATATTGACCGTATGATTAAAGAAACAGGAGAATCATTTGGTGACGAATCGCATATTATATATGTGAACTCTCAAATCAAAAATGAAACGGCACTTGGAAAACTGATGCATGACTTTTCTTGTACAAGTGCAAAAGATATGTATTATGAAGTATTAGCTAATCGAGTACAGTACTTCAAAGAAGATGAGAAAGGAGTGGCGGTTATGTGCAAGGTTATGGAAGACATGAGAAATGAAGCTGCAAGAGAAAACTCTCTGGAAACAGCCCGTAGCTTGCTGTTGATTGGAAAGCTAACTTATGAGGAAATAGCGCAAGCTACGAAACTCACAGTTGATGAGGTAAAAGAACTAGATGAGAGAAGAAGTGCATAATTGAAACTCATCGCCTACCGGTGCAGTGTGTAACTATTGATATGCTTTTTCCATTGATGGCAGAGAAAACCAGATGTCTAAAAAACTGAAGGAGTGAGCGAAATGTGCAAGCAGATGGAAGATTTAAGAAATGAGAGTATTCTTGAGGGCATCGACATTGGCGACCTTAGAACGACAGTAAAGTATTATAAAAAGGGCAAGATTACCCTTGAAGAAGCTGCTGAGGACTTGAACATGACTGTGGAAGAATTTAAAGAGAAGATGAACCAAATTCCAGCAGAAGCAGTATAAAACATACCAGCCCACTGGCGCACTGTGTAGATTCCTACATGGTCCGCTGGTGGGCTTCTTTTTTTGTCCTTACCCGCATAAACCACAGACAGCACTTCGGTGTGTTCCAAAGTGCAGTTGTGGCTTATGCGGGCTTTTTTGTTATATGATCAACAAGTTATAAAATCAAACTCCTAAGCCGTATAAAATTGCTTTCATCTCCTTTACCATCCGGGTGAGAATCTCCTGTTCAATTGCATTACAGTCTAAAAGCAGACGGTGGATCTCGGAATCGGCAGTGGACGCGGAGTGCGCCAAACTGTCTACAAGAAGATCATCTGCTGAGATGTTAAGAATATTAGCAATGTCGACCAGAGTTTCAAGGCTGGGGCGGCTAATTGCCGCTTCAATCTGACTGATGTGTTTGCGAGATACATTCAATTTTTCGCAAAATTGTTCCTGAGTTAATCCGGATGCGTTACGGAAAGTGCTGATACGCTTTCCAAGTGCAGTATAATCTAATGCCATGTATGTTCCTCCTTATGTGTACCCGCATAAGGCTGTTACGATTATCCCGCAGAGAAAAATACATAGCAACTTGATTACAGGAATTCTAAGGCCGCAAAGGTCTACACCTCTATCTGTTATGTGGTCTAAGGCTGTTTTGCCACCTGTTGGGTGGCAAAAACGATGATGCGCCACCTGATGGGTGGCAGTCAAAACACCACACATACTCTATAATATAAATGTAGAAAAGACTGCACACAGAAAGGGACGATGATGACGAACAAAGAAGAAAAAGGGATTCTTACATTATACAGTGATGTACAGGCGACTTCTGTTCGTTGGCTGTGGTATCCATTCATAGCAGTTGGAAAGATCACATTGCTGCAAGGTGACCCCGGTGATGGCAAATCCACAATGATGATGCACCTGATAGCCGAGTTGTCTAAGGGAGGAGCCTTGCCAGATGGTAAAACCATCGGAATGCCGCAAAGGGCTATTTACCAGTGCTCAGAAGATGGCATTTCAGATACCATTAAGCCCCGGCTTGAAAAATGTGGGGCAGATTGCAGGAATGTGGCCTTCATAAATGAAGAAACATACAGTGGCCTGACACTGGATGATGAGCGCATCCGGCAGGCTATTATAGAATTCCGGCCGCGGCTGGTAGTTATCGATCCGATCCAGGCATATCTTGGAAGTGATTCCGACCTCCAGATTGCAGGAAGAGCCAGAAGGCTGATGCAGCGTCTTGGCATGTGGGCATCTATGTATGACTGTGCCATTGTGCTGATCGGACACCTTAATAAAAAAGAGGGAACAAAGGGTCTTTACCGGAGCCTTGGCAGCATCGATGTTGTTGCGGCTGCCCGGAGCGTTCTACAAGTAGAACGGGATGCGGAAAAGTCAGATATCCGCATTGTGCGGCAGATAAAAAACAGTCTGGCTCCGTCAGATGGTGAAATCAAATTCTCGATAACAGCGGAGCAGGGCTTCAAATGGCTGGAGTGTGAAATTAAGCCAGATCCATCAGCGGAGCCGGAAACACCAGTTTTTGAGTCAAAATCTGAGAAGGCGGCGTATCTGATCAAGAAGCTGCTTTCCGGGGGTGACATGAGATCCAGAGAAATCTATATGCGGATGAGCGATGAAGGTATCAGCCGCAGGACAGCAGAAAATACAAAGAAAGAACTCGGCATCCGGAGTTATCGGAAGATGCGACAGTGGTACTGGAGCATGAAGCCGGAGGAATGAGAGGAAGCAAATGATAAGCAGTGGAGCAGAGGCGGCAGACCGCAAGCAGAGAATCAGAGACAGATATAAAGGCGTGGATACTTCTGAGTTGGAAGTTATCCCGGCAAAAACTGTGGAGGGGCTTGGAGAAAGCACCTCTATCCGTCGTGTTGCCGCATATGTCCGTGTTTCCACTGATAATGATGAACAGACTTCTTCGTATGAACTTCAGAAAAATTATTACACGGATTATATCAAGGCACAGCCGGGATGGGAATTCGTTGGAATCTATGATGATGAAGGCATCAGCGGTACATCGTTGGAGCATCGCAAAGGAATGCAGCAGCTGATCGAGGACTGTAAGGCCGGAAAGATTGACCTGATCCTCACAAAGTCCATCGCCCGTTTCGCCAGAAACATTGTGGACTGTCTTTCCGTCATTGAAACACTGAAAAATCTTGACCCGCCCGTGGGTGTAAAATTTGAAGCGGACAACATCTACACACTGGACAGTAACGGCCGCATGATCCTGACGATTTTGGCATCCGTGGCAGAGGAAGAATCTCATTCCAAGTCTATCATTATGAACTGGTCCATTGACCGCAGGTTCAGCCGTGGACTGTTCCTTACGCCGGCCCTGCTCGGATATGACCAGGACGAGGATGGCAGCCTTGTGGTGAATCAGGACGAAGCACAGACGGTGAAGGTGATTTACTATTTGTACCTGAACGGATTTTCCTTCACCGAGATTGCAGAGCTACTGACAGATTATGGCCGGAAGACAAAACTGGGGAACACGGAGTGGAATCCCGGCACTCTTGCAGGAGTCATTGCTAATGAACGCCATTGTGGGGATGTATTGGCGAGGAAGACCTTCACACCGAATTTCCTGACGCATAAATCAAAGAAAAACAATAACGACCGGACGCAGTACCGGCAGAGAGATCATCATGAGGCAATCGTGTCCAGGGAAGTCTATAATGCGGCAAATCATCTGCGGGCATCCCGGAGTTATACAAAGAAAAATCGCCCACTGCCAGTCCTGAGTGTGGTGAATGATGGAATCTTACGCGGATATGTGCCTTTTGATAAGGACTGGACCGGCTTTTCGGCAGAAGAATACCGGGAAGCATCTGAAAGCGTTATGCGGGAAAAACAGCAGGATACGGTAGAAGTCATGAACCGTTTAGACCTCAGCGGATATGAAGTTGTGCGGGCACAGTATTTTGCTACTTTACAGAATCCGGCTATGACGATCTCCAATGGCAAGCTGCGCTTTAATACAGCCTGCCTGAAAAAGTTTGAAGATGTGGAGTATGTAGAACTGCTCCTGAATTCGGTTGACCGCTGTATTGCCATTCGCCCATGCGAAAAGGATAATCCGAACGCGATCCGCTGGGGCAGGCTGAAAGAGGGACGCTGGTGCGCCAGTACACTCGGATGCCGCGGTCTGGCAAAAGCCCTTTTTGACATGATGGAATGGGAAGAAGGTTTGAAATACCGTTTCCGTGGGCAGCTCGTGGGACAGGACGATGACAAGCTGATGCTGTTTGAACTGGATGAGCCGGAAATGGTTAAAGTAGAAGAAATTATCCTGCCATCCAAGGAACAGGATGAAGAAGGAAAAACCGTCAAGCAGACGATCTATATCTTCCCACCAGAATGGGCAGGTACTTTTGGAAAGCCGATCACAAGTATTGCACAGGTCGGGATTTTACAGCAGGAGCATTACTCTGGAAACTGGGATGTACTTCGGCCGGCAGCAGAGATAGAAGAAATGAACACTTTTACCGCAGATGGCCTGAATGCTCTGCTCCATGAAGCGGAAAAAATAATGGAAGGATGGACTGACACAGATGAATGAAAATACGAACACCATGCCACCGGAAGAGCAGGCAGAAAATGATAGAGACGCAAGAGCGGAAGAATTAGAAAGTACATTTTCCTATGATGGATACCAGGTCGTGCGGAAGGAGCTGTTTGCACATCTTCGTGACCCTGCAATTGTGATCCGCAAGGACAGCATCACATTTAACACAGCCTGCATCACTGGGCTGGAAGATGTGGTTTATGTACATGTCATGTTCAACAGTGATTTGAAGCGCATTGTTGTACGCGGTTGTGATGAAAATGACAAGGATGCCCTGCGCTGGTGCATCGCCAAGCCGGATAAACGTAAAAGCCGGAAGATGACCTGCAAACCGTTTTCAGAACTGGTGTATAAGGAAATGGGCTGGGATACCGAATGCCGATATAAGATGCTTGGGTACAGAATTTCATTTGAAGGGGAAACTCTGTATGTTTTTGACCTGCTTGTGCCGGAAATCTTCCATGAAGGCCAGAAACGAAAAAATGGAACAGATCAGAAAAATGCACAAGAGACAAAGCCTGCAAATACCAGAAAGGGATTTTACCCAGATGATATTGCGGGTACTTTTGGCGTACCTGTAGAAGAACATCTGAAAGAATCCGAAGTTCAGCAAATGGATGGCTATGTATCGGTGGGGATGCTGACGGGTA